TCTTAACAGGTAGTATGGAATGTTTTGAAGCACCTGCAGGTGGTGATCCAGACATTAACGTGCACTCTGCCACAGAGGGCACAGGTGTTGAAGACGGAGCTATTGGAGATTTGACTGAGACATTATTGGTTAATGCTGGTGATGCAACACTTGGAAGTAAAGTTTACTTTACTGCTGTCCCTGCCGCTGATCAGTTTTTATATCTAACAACTGGTGATGCAACAGATGCAGATTACACAGCAGGTAAGTTATTTATCGAGTTAATGGGTTACGAAGCATAGTTAGGAGAGTAATATGGCGAGTTTATCAGATGTACGAGCACTGACAATAAGCGATGAAAACGCTGCGAGTACAACAAGAATAGCAGCTGCCGCTAGACCAACTGCCGCTTTTACTTTAGCTAATACTACACATGCGAATGGTACGGCAAGAAATGTCACAGTAACAACAACTGGAACTGGAGATAATGCAAAGACAGTAACAGTTGTTGGTACGGACGTTTTTGGTGACTCCTTAACAGAGGTTATTACTTCTACTGGTTCTGCGGAAGCAGTAGCGGGGTCAAAACTTTTTTTGACAGTGACTGCGGTTGAATGTTCTGCTCAATACGCGGCAAACATCAAAGTAGGTTCTGGTACCTTGTGTGCACAAGCAGTCGGTAACGGTGCAAGAATACGTTTAAGAGGTATGTCTGTGGTGTCTGGAGGCACAGCAGGCACAATATCTTTTATTAACGGAACTCCTGAAACTGGAACAACATTATTTAGTGCAAGAACTATTGGTACCGCAAATGACACTGTAGATAGAACGATACCATCTGAAGGGGTCGTATTTGCTAATGGGATGAGTGTGTCCTATACTTTAGATCATGCAGATATGATGACTTTTTTCTTTTCGTAAAATGGCTAGAAAAAAGGACAAACAACCGCCTAAAACTAAAAAATATTTCCGCTCCACTAAATCTGGAGCGGGGATGACGAAGGCGGGGGTTGCCCGTTACAGGAGAGAAAATCCCGGAAGCAAACTTAAAACAGCGGTGACAGGTAAAGTCAAAAAGGGAAGTAAAGCAGCTAAACGAAGGAAATCTTTTTGTGCAAGAAGCGCTGGTCAAATGAAAAAGTTTCCAAAAGCAGCTAAAAATCCAAACAGTAGATTGCGACAAGCAAGAAGAAGGTGGAAGTGTTGATGGCTAAAATACCAACAAAATTACCAAAACCAAGACCAAAAGAAAAAGATCTTACAATAAGTCAGTTAAGGGGTAAATACAAAGCCATAATAAGTAATAAGCTTAATAGCATGGCTGAAAAAGACAGATTGCCTTTTTTAACCAAAGAGTTACAAAGATTAAAGGTTTTTCCAAACATTAAAACTGGAAGTAAAAAAAATGGCAACTAAAAGAGAAAAAGATATTTTGAATAATTTAGATAAAAGAATGGCTGTTTTAGAGGATACCATAGACAGGTTAGAAACAAATCATTTAAATCATTTGCAAAAACAGATAGATAAAATAGAAAGTCGCGTTTGGGCAATTATAGTCGGGGTATGTGCGCAGTTGGCGGGGATAGTAACAATTTTTATGGTAGGAATAAAATGACTTTAAAAAGACAAGCACGGACTAAAATTAAAAAAGTAGCAGGAAAATTAAAAAAAGCATCTAAAGCTCATGCGAAACAATCTAAAATATTATCGGGACTTTTAAAAAATGGCAAAAACAAAAAAAAGAGATCCTAAAATTGGTACGGGTAAAAAACCGAAAGGCAGTGGAAGAAGACTGTACACCGATGAAAACCCTAAAGATACAGTTGGAATTAAATTTGCTA